CCGTAGGGTTTGCGGTGTCCTCGCTGACAACCTCGACCGATACCAGTTTCTTGATGTAATCATCAAACACTGCTGGGACGGTGATGCCGTTTTGCTTTGCACCTTCAAATGCAAGGAAGGCTAGGTGCTCCATGGCGACACCTGAGGCAAGGTCAGATGCACGGATCTTAAACTTGCGCTCAAGTGCCACAATGGAAAACAAGTTGGTGGTGACCTGATAGGTCTGCCCGTCTTGTTGTTCTACGTTGAGTGTGATTTTCATAGGTTCTCCTCTATGTGTTGTTTACGGGTTTACGAAGCGTCGCGAGCCCATGTGCCGCCTGTGAAGGTGGCCTCGACTGTGGCGAGTTCGCCCACGGTGGAGTTGATTGGGGTGAAGTCAGCCAACATACAGTTGGTGATGGTGTACTCAGGGTTGGTCGCTGATTCGGTTGTGCCCGATGGCGAAATGACCAGAGTGGTTGTGCCTGTGCCTACGCACGAAGCGAGGATGGCTTCAACTTCGGCAGCGCCGTAGCTGAGGAACAGAGTCATTGACACTTCGACATTCTGAAGACCGCCAGTGAAGCGGTGTCCTGTGTCGCCAAAAGCGGTGGACTCAAGCGAGTCCTGACCAATCATCACCGAGACAGCATTGGCTTGGTCGCTGAGGTCTGTGGTAGTTGCGCCCTGCGTGATGTTAATCGTGGCATTGCTAAGGAATGTTGTTGTAGCCATGAGGGCTCCTTTGTTAGTTGCGCCGTACGGCTACGGCAACGGTTAAGTCATAAGAGGGCAGGTCTTGCCCCCCAATGGATACGAGGCCCGGACGGAGATCCGTGACCGCGATTGGTGAGTTCATTATTTGGTCGGCGATTGTCATCAGGTAGTCGCCTGCGTCTTGGTTGCCCGGTGGCGGTGCAAGAACGCGGAGTCGTAGGTCAATGTTTCCCACGTTGTATGTAAACGCTGTGACCGTTGGCAGTTCAATGAGAACCGACAGCGGGCGAGCGTTACGAGGGTCTGTGATGGGCACAAGACCAAGCGTGGTGAGTTGGGTCTTGCAGGCGTTTACGGCTTCGTAGAGGATGCCTGACACGGCCATTAGGCGACCTGTGCCCTGCCACAGCCGAGCAGCTGCATGATTCGGTGAAGCGTGACTGGCATAGGCAGGTTGCCCATACCGTCAAAGCCACCGTACGAGTCACCCGATGTTCCGCGCTCGCGGTACAAGGTCGCTGCATACATTGTCGCGCCAAGTTCCACCGATCCATCAGGAACGGTAGAAGGCGAGTCTGTGTAGCCAGCCTCACGGCGCTTGCGATAACACCAAGCATTGCTTGCGCTTACACACTTAGCCACGAAGGCCGTGTCGTTAGCGGTAGCCACGTCAATACCCAACCATGACAACACCAGCGCCGAAGTCGTCCACGTGACGGAGACGGTGTACGTGACCGTTCCCGTTGCTGTGTCGTAAACAACATTCGAGCCAGTGTTGGCATAGATGATCTGGTTGGGCTTGGAAACGTCATAGTCAAACTCGAGGATTCCGTACTCGTCAACGCGGACAAGTTCGTATGGCTCGATAGAGATGACGGTTTGCGAACCGTTGAAGGTTGTGTCAACCACGCCAGCGACAGTGATTGTGTCACCGGGCTGAACCTCGGCAAGGGTCAGGGTCTGCACGGCTGCGAAGTTGTCAACGCGCGCAGCGTAAACAATTTGACTTACAGACATACAGACCCTTTCCCTACTACCTAGTTGATTATGTGAGTTTGACGAACTTGGTCGCGTCAATCATCAACGTGGCGAAGTAGCCATGGAACGAGAGAACTCGTGACAGTGTTGATGGGGACTCAAGGGTGAGGGCACCCTTTTGCTGTTCAAAGATTTCGAAGCCTGATGGATCTCCAACGATGACGGTATCGGCAGCGAAGTTGCGGTCAACAACAGTCACAAGGCCGAAAGCCATGCCACCGAAGGTTGACGCGTTTGCTGTACCGAGTGCGTTCATTGGGCCAATCTCTGGGAACAACGGACGGCCTGTGGTGTCAACCAACTGACCAAGCGCTGCATACATGTTCGGCGAAAGGAACAGATGCGTTGGCAAGTTGCCGTTCGAGTTTGTCAAGATGGTGGACGCAGCTGCGTAGATGTCTGCAACCCATTCAGCAGGTGAGGTTGGGTCGGTCAACACTGCGGACTGTGTCACGCCAGCAAGAAGGTTGTCGGCTGCAACGTTGTCGGTGGTGTTCGCATAGATGCGACCCATGTCGTCAAGGATCAGCGAAACAACTGCCGGGTCTGTCCACTCTTCGTCCTGAAGGCTCAAGTTTACATAGCCACCGTAGGTGCCCTTTGTGACTTGGTTGTCGGTGACAACGTATGTGCCTGACTGGAGTGCTGCGTTTTCAGCAGACTGTGCAGCCATGGAAACGTGCGTTGTGACCTCGGGACGGATGAAGACTTTGCCTGAGCCGGGCATTGCCTTAGCGCCGATTGCGTCAACTACTGGGCGGCGTCCGATGAAGTTGTTGTAAACAGGCTGGACAATTGGCAATGGCAAAACGCCGGGTGTGTCAGAGGTTGTCACGTCAGGTGCAGCAGCTTGAAGTGCTGCGGACATGTCAAGCCACTGTGATCCGCCAGCCATAGCGGCAGCGATGTATTCGGCAGCGGTTGGCAACTTGACCTCACGCTTTGCAGCCGCGAAAAGCGGTGCGGTTGGGACGATTTCAGCCGAAGCCTCAACCGTTGGGGTTACTTCAGACATGGTTTCCTCCTCAGGAATGTCTAGGGGTTGGGGTTCGACAACTTCTTCTTCTGACTCTTCATCAGGCTGGGAAGCAGCGATTTCTGTGATGACCGCATCTGCAAACGCAGGTTGTGCGACCAACGAAATTTCAACGAGGTTTGCCTTTGAGACAACCATCGTTCCGTTCTTGTCGTATTTGAACTTCACGGGAATAGCGCCGACACTTACGGAGTCGTAAGCGCCAGCCTTCACTAACTCAATGGCCTCATCAGAGGCGCGAGTGTTAGCAAACTTTGCTGTAAACAGCAGACCTTCTTCGGCCTCTACGAGTTCGGTGACAACACCACGCAACTGCGTCATGTCGTGACCCTCAAGAAGTTTTGGGGCTTTAGCGTTTACATCGAAAGCGCCACGCTTAAAAGCAACGGCCTCACCCGAGGACACCACTGCTGGAGTGTCCCAAGGAACAGCCACACCCGTGATTGTCCGGGGGCTGTCCTCGCCAGCAGCGGCATCCAAGGTGACAGGCACTGCTACAAACTCAATCTTCACAATTCATCATCCGTTTCATTGTTGGGCATTCCGTCAGGGGAACGGTCTTCAGATCCTTCGTAGTCTTCGATGTCAAACTCGACAAAGCGGTTCCGGGGCAGAACTTGCGCACTGGACAGGGTTTGCTCAATACAGTCCATGTAGATACGAGCGCCGAAAAGGTACAAGTCCTGACGCGCCTGCTGAGCGTTTTGGTAGGTCATGGATGCACCCTCTTGAGGGGCGGACACCATGTAAGCAGGGACATTGCAGAGGCGAGCCATCTCAAGGCTTTGATACTTGCGCTGATCCGCAATCACTTCCTGCGGTGAGTGGTTGAATTCTTTGAATTGCACCTGACGCGACAACGCACCGATGGCGTTTTGTTTACGCGCTGCAGCCCACGCCGAAGCAAGCGAACCAAGGTCATCGCCTGACATGTCTTCGCCGTCAATCTGCTGGAGGTAGCCCGGCACGGTTTCAAGAGCTGCATAGCGGTCGGCTGCTTGGTCAAGATAGATGCTCGTGTTGATGGCGCGCTGACCAGTTTTCAAGATGCCCTCGATAGGGCTGATGAACTGGATGACGTTGTTTACATCAAGTTTTTGACCGTTGAACTCTAACTCGTCAGATGGGCCGTAGAACTGTGGAATTCCTGACTGCTGTGTGCTTGACACGTTTGCAGCTGGAAGCCATGTAAACGAAGCAGGCAACCCGGTGGAGTAACGGGTTTGGACATAGGCATATGCAGCGCCGTAGAAATACATGTCCGAGAAAATGTTTACAAAGAAGAATGAGCGCGACACTTTTGGATCGGGTTGTTCCATCCAAGGCTCCAAAGGCAGATAGACCTCGTCGTAGTCTGTGCCGTTCCACTGCTTTGAGTAGTGCTTCAGACCGACAGAGCCGATGATCCCTGCGAGCAGGTCGCGCGAGCGTGACACGGTAGGAATACCGAGCGCGCGTACTTCAGCCGAGCCAGTCTGATACGCAATGAAGTTGCCCACATAGGACGAGCCTGCTGCAGCCTGCACAGGTGCAGATGCGAAAGCAGCGGTTTCAACTTTGCGTGAGAAAATACCCATCTCTTGGGAGTCTTACACAAACTAGTTGCAAATGCAACTATCTAGAAGACCCCATGCTCGGTTTATTTGCCTGACCCGGACGAGACACCATTGCCACGGCAACGATGAGACAACGGCAAGCCTCAATCGGGCCCGGGCTTCGCTGGCTTGAAATGCTGAGTGCGCCACCCTGACCGCGGATCAGGACTGCCCTGTTTACGTGCTCCGACAATAGAACTTCGCCAGTGTGCTTTACGCGGTCTTCGTTAATCAGACCCTTTACCGTTGACGTGTACTTGTTAATTTCGCCGTAGCCCCACTGCACCGTTCTGCGCTGGAACTTCTCAGGCGTATGAATAAACAGAGATGGCGTAATCGCCAGCTGCGTTTTAGGTTCACGCTCCAGAGCCTCGGTGATCCGTTCCCACATTTCAGCAATGGACTCGGTCTGAAACTCCACGCTGGCGACAATGTCGCCGTCTGTGTTCTTGCGACACCAAACGCCCACGTACTTCGAGTCATCAACAGCCGAATCCACCGCCAACACCGAAGTCGTCCCATCCCACTCCGTGTTTACAGTTTGGCGTTTCGCCCACTGCCCCGGCGGAAGCCAAGACGAAGCAGCAGAAACCCACATGTTGCAGTGAGCGCGAAGCCACTGAGATCGGTCAGGGCTGGCGTGTGCAGCTCGAAGACTTTTAATCGTGACCGTCCTAGGCATTGAAGGATTGGCGTAACCCCAATACCTTTCGTCATCGGGTGAGACCGAGTCGGGGATTGACCATTCCGCCATGTACAACTCGCCTGGCTCGCCCTTGTCAATCTGCCCGATGGCCTGCTCCCTAAGTTTCTTCATGACCGTGCTCGACTCATCGCCAGCGGTAGAGACCAACAAAGACAGACCTGACTTCACTGCGATTTGGGCAGGCTTTAACGCCCCAAAATATGCAGCCTCCGTAATTGCCCACAACTCGTCCACGATCAGAACGTCAACGCCCGAGATGCCGTGCTTCTTCCCTGTTGCAGCCTTAACCAAATACTCAGACCCGTCGACCATCTTGACCCGGTGCCTGCCGTACGCCCACGTCACTTTGCACAGCCCCGATTCCTCCCACAACTCAAACAGGTCACGCAGATCCTCAAACACCTCGGTCGCCAGCGACAACTCATGCGCGGTGGACACAACCTTGACGGGTCTGCCCCATATCCGTGGCAACTCAAGAAGACAAAACCCCACCACCGCAGAAAGCATAAACGTCTTGCCCTGCTGGCGAGCACAGAACGCCATAGCAGACGAATGTGTAAACGAACCGTCATCATCATGCTCGAAAGCACCGGTCAACACATTGACCTGCCACGGAAACAAATTGCGGTTGAGGTGAGCAGCTGCAAACTCTGCGATAAGAGGCCCGAAAGACTCGTACCCATATACGGGCGTTTCCAACCGTGGCTGATCAGAACCAACCCCAACCGTTAACGGAGGAAACAGATCGTCTTGAGCTGAGTCATGACTGTTTTCGGAGATACGCGAAGA